TAATTTAGGACTAGGCTGTGGATAAATGAATCCCGCCTAGCCGTTGACCACTGATCAACGAGAGATTATCTCGTCGTTATGTGTACATGTTTCCTATTTTTATTAACGTGGGGCGATCCCAGAGAGAGAGATATTAATTATCCGGACAAAATCATATTCATGATCTGTAATTGTGCCGCGTCATTATCCAGTAGCAAGTCAGTTGCAAGCTCCAGTCCGTTTATCATAATTTCTTGAGCTAAATTAATAGCAGTCAAGTCATCTATCTGATCTCGTAGCATCTTATTTTCAAGAACTAATAAAGAATGCTGCCGAGCAGACGAATGAATATGAATTAAAAGAACCAGAACCTGAAACAGCAAGATCCAGATAACGAAGGGATGCTTGTCTTCAATTATAGGAGTGTATATCTCAGCTGAGACGATATCAGACCATAAAGGTAAGATATCGAACTCAAAGCTCTCACCTCCGGAATGGATGTGAGCGTAGGAGATAAACACGAAAATAATGAATACAAGACGAACAACCACAGTTTGGAATAGGAAAGTCCAAACATTAGCAGCGACTAGTAAAACACCTAGAACATACACTATGTCTGAAGAGTAGATCGAATGCACCAAAAAGGTACAGATGAACACTAACAGGGAAGAGTAAGTTAAGTTATTTAAAGAGGCGAATCGAGAGGATATTATCCTTCTGAGGCGACTCATTAAATACTCGACAAATAGCCTAGGGGCGGAAAAGATAGATTGGAAAATGGAATATCGTAACCATGAGTAATAATCTCATTTACCTATACGGACATCAAAAGATGTACCGGTTCGATAAATGAAATTAACTCAATGGAACAGGGCAAAAGGTCCCTGCGGCCTAAACTCATCGACACTATAAGTAAAGAAGTTAGAAAATTATTTATACTTAATAGGGTACCCGAGTTTAGGCTTACGAAGTTTAATCTCCAAAATAGATTTAGCCCAGTCACCACTTCATCACTCAGATAATGAATTCAAGATAAGCGTAACAAGATGGAAGTACCCTTTCTCCGCAAACTCATTCGTTGCAGATCCTTCAATCCTAACTAAAGGAAAGTCGAGATCAGACAACTTAGAATTCACAGATAATCAGATAGCTACCTCTTGCACGAAAGTTTCCTTACGAACAATATCCTCATCCTTATCCTCACGTCTAAAAATTAGAGATGAGAAATCAGGGCAAGAATTTACCTTGTCAAGATTCTCTCGTAGAGTCAGTATCACAGCGTTAACCCCGTCCTTATAGTTATCAATCATTCATTCACGAGAATTCCCATGAACAAACAACTGAATTTCTTTCAGTTCGGAGTCCCACTTCAACACGTCATCAGATAAAATTTGATAAGACAGTGAAGTAAGGAATTCAGACGGTGAGTCTAATTCCTTAAGTACCTTGTTCAATTGCCTACGCTTCTTTGCTACCGCTGCATCAATAACCGAACGATAAAGGTTTCAAATATATTCCGAAAGTTTATATTCAAAATCCTCAGTCAAGGCCCATTTCTTAGTCATAGAGTAGATACTAAGCCATAGCATAGGTTTCATATAATGACGAGTTCAATATAAAAGAACGGTCCGATAAACAGGACCAAGCGTTCTAATTGACTTATCACGATACGAGCCTAAAAACTTATAGCCAGCACCTACCGTAGAAAGAAGTGAAGGTAGTGACGATCCAAATTTCTTCGAAAAAGAGAAATAACCCGCGAGGTTTTCACCAAGCGAGTTAAATTCTTTCGCGGAAAAAGGAGACACGTCAATACCCTTAAAGATGAAACGCTTAGCAAATTCTAAGGCGTGGGAGCTAATCAAACTCTTAGTAAGATTAACTTCGACACCCAGTTTTTCCATAAGCTTCAAGTACCGCTTTGCCACTTGCTTATTACATATAACAATGTCATCACCTAAGAGAGCGTAATCCCTGAACTCGTGACGGTGGCCCATCATATATCAACAATACTGTACGATATAATGGTGAGTTATCGCCAACATAGCCCAGGAAGAAAGCGCCCCCATAGGCTGACCAACCTTATACTTAATTAGAGCAGACACAGGAGGAGATACCGACTTTGTAGATAGAAGATAGAATCTATCAACTAAAATACGAGCTCAGCTATCACTTCTTGATCGACCTAATAAAGGGTATAAGATCTTCTTTTGCAACATAATAGGCAATCGGTCCGTTGCTGCAGAGAGATCAAATGAAAAATACTTCGGATAACCAAATTTCACAATGGCATCCAAAGGTTTTAATTGATCAAATGTCCCATCAGTATCCTTCTTACGAAGGGCTGTGAATAGATAATCATGAAGCGGTTTTAATAACCACTGAGTAAAACAATCTACCATAGCAAAGACCCTCACCTTCCCAGCAGGCTCAACCTTGATACCAAGTCTACCGCAGAAGTATTTTACTGTTTTAGCAGACGCTAACTCAATAAAACTTCCAGGATTAACTAAAGTACCAAGATCTCCCCTAAAGGGAGGTATAAGGTCCTCTTTCTTGAGGGGCACCGTTGAAAGACGCCTAATAAAGAATAAGAATCTAGCTCCCATCTCCGATCCAGTCAAGTACGTCGACATATAGTCGAATATACCTTCCCGAACTAAAGACAGGGCTTGAAAACTCATAACATCAGGATGAGTTGAGACCCTGAGATCAGAAGTCCCAGGGGCCGATTTACT